GTTATCAAAAACGGCGCGGACACGCTTTACACTACCTATATTCTCGGCGAGGGCGCGTTCTCTTACGAGGATATAAGCGTCAAGAACGCATATGAGTTAGCGCGTGACCCTAAGACTAACGGAGGGGAAGATACGCTGTATATGCGACAGCGTAAAGTTTTCGCGCCGTATGGCATCAGCTATGAAAAGCAGATTCAGGCAAGCGTTTCCCCCACCGATGAGGAACTTGCGGACGGCGAAAACTGGACGCTCGCTAACATGGATTTTGATGTTTATGTTGACCATAAGAAGATTCCGATTGCGCGGATTATCTCTAAGGGTTAATCGTTATGGGTGTAACCAACACGATTATTGCGGGGGTTCGCTCTGCTTTAGTTTTAGAGTTTGGTGAGGACGTTTATGACATTCTCACCGAACGCCCTAACGGGGCGGTTTCTGACAAGTCGGCAGGCGGCGAGGTAAAAAGTTGTTTATTTGTTACCAATCGTATTCCGCGTGCCGGCAACGTCAAGGAACGGCTGTTCTCAAGTCGGCAATTGTTAGGTAATCGGTATGTACGCAGCGTTGGGCTTTGTGTGGAGTATCGCCCTGCTTGTGTGCGGGTGAATCCTTCTGCGAAAGTTCGTACGGAGGCGTTGCAGAAGGAGTTCGCGGACGTTGTGGACAGGTTGTTTACGTGTCTTGAATATATTGAGGTTGGTGAGGGCGGCGATGTTCTTCGCGGTCAGAGTATGCAGGGAGAGTATGTGGACGATGTGCTTAATTTTTACGTCAGCTATGACGTTTTTGTGGAGTATGGCTTTGGTGAGCCTGAACTTATGGAAAGTTTAGAGCGTGTACCAATAGTCGTTCGCGGTTAAATTCCGGCGAATTTACCACGTTCAGTCTATTGGTGCACGCTCTTAGCGTATAGCAGGAAGATAGGAGGAAGCTAAAATGGCTTTAGGCGGAGGCGCGTTTATCGCGCAGAATAAGGCGTTGCCGGGGACGTATGTCAACTTTGTTTCGTTGGCGCGTATGGGCTCGGCGTTTTCTGAAAGGGGAACCGCGGCGTTTCCTTTGGAGTTGGATTGGGGGGTGCAGGAGGAAATCTTCACCGTGACGAATGAGGAGTTCGTCAAGCATTCGCTCAAGATTTTCGGGTATGATTACGGCGACGAAAAGTGCCGCGCTTTGCGTGAGCTTTTCCGTAATACACAGACGTTGTATGGGTATCGCTTGGGTATGGGTGCGGACAAGGCGTCTTGTGCGTTCGGGACGGCGAAGTTTGGCGGTGTTCGCGGGAACGACTTGACGGTTGTAATCACGGAGGCGGCTGATGAGTTTCGCGTGCGTACGTTCCTCGGCGACACTGTTGTGGATTCGCAGGTTGTTGCCAGCGCGGAACAACTCACGGATAATGATTTTGTGGTGTGGAATGATGAGGCGGTCTTAGCCGTTACAGCGGGCGTTCCGTTCAGTGGTGGTAATAATGCTGCTGTCAACGTATCGTCGTATCAAAAGTTTTTGGACAAAATCGAGGCTTATGCGGTCAATGCGATTGGGGTTTGTTCGGAAGACGAACGCGTCAATTCTATGTTTGCGGCATTCACCAAGAATTTGCGCGATAATGTCGGTATGAAACTCCAGTGTGTGGTTTACGGTTGCGGTAACGATAGTCAGGCGTATGACCATGAGGGGGTTGTTGTTGTCAACAACGCAGTGGTTTCGCAAGAGGAAACCGTCCCCGAGTCGGCTTTGGTTTATTGGGTCACGGGGGCGATTGCGGGTACGCAGGTCAACCGCTCGACGCTCAACAAAGTCTACGACGGGGAGTATACCGTGGCTTGTGATTATACGCAACGCGAACTCGAAGAAGCGATTGCAGGTGGGTTGTTTACGTTGCATCGTGTGGGTGATACGGTTCGCGTGTTGGCGGATATTAACGCGCTTATTACGGTAAGCGATACCAAAGGAGATGTGTTCAAGGATAACCAGACCATTCGCGTCATTGACCAGATTGCGGGCGATGTGGCGGCGTTGTTCAACGAGAAGTATCTCGGGAGCGTGCCTAATGACGAGGCGGGGCGAATCAGCCTTTGGGCGGATATAGTTAAGCATCATGAGGAGTTACAGCGCGTTCGTGCCATTGAGGCGTTTTCGGACGATGATGTTGAGGTTCTTCCCGGGGAAGATAAGCGTTCGGTCATTGTCAACGACAAAGTTACCGTAGTCAACGCGATGGCACAGGTTTATATGACTTGTGTGATTGCCTAAGCTAAACAAGAGCGATTCGGGGCGGCTTTGCCGCTCCGATAGCTTGACGAGTATGATTATAAAAATGTGAAAGGCGGTTTTTTTAATGAGCAAGATAGTGATGAAGGGTAAGGACGCGATTTCGGCGAAACTTGCCGAGTGTTTTGTTACCATTGGCGGCAATCGCTACAACTTTATGCAAGCGATTGATTTTGAGGCGAAGTTTGAGAGGACGAAAACGAAAGTGCCGATTCTCGGCAACACCGGGGCGGGGAACAAATCTACCGGGTGGCGCGGGACGGGCAAGGCGACTTTCCATTATAACTCGTCGGTCTTTCGTGATATGATGCTCAAGTATAAAAACACGGGGCAGGACGTTTATTTCGAGATTCAAGTCACCAACAGTGACCCTGCTTCCAGCGTGGGCAAGCAGACGGTAGTTTTCGTTGACTGTAACATTGACGGCGGAATCTTAGCCAAGTTTGACGCGAACGGCGAGTATCTCGATGAGAAGTTGGAGTTCACTTTCGAGGACTTCCGCATGCCGCAGAAGTTTAAAGACTTGTCAGGTATGCGCTAAACAAGGGCAGTTCAATAGGGCGCGCTTTGAATTGCCTGACGGCGACGAAATAGCGTAAGAGTAATGCTGAAAGGAAGATGATACAATGAGTGAGCTTGCGTTTTTTTTGAAGGAGAACAAAGTCAAGAAGGATAACGTGCATTTTGCGGCTACTCAATCGTTAGTCAACGCGGACGGAGAACCACTTTTGTGGGAACTCCGTCCCGTGACTACGCGCGAGGACGAGGCGGTTCGTGAGGCGTGTACGGTGTATGATTCGGCGACGGGGCGGTTCCGATTGGATGCGGGGCAGTATATGGCGAAAATCGCGGCATTGTCCGTAGTTGAGCCGAATTTGTACAACGCCAATTTGCAGAATTCCTACGACGTGAGTACGCCCGAGGAGCTGATTCGTGAGATGATTGACTGCCCTGCCGAGTATCAGGCGTTTGTGAAGTTTGTGCAACGGTTCGGGGAGGTTGACGTGTCTTTAAGTGAGAGGGTTGAGCAGGCAAAAAACTAATCAAGGGCGATTTTGATGCCAAAATCGCCCATTATTGTTTGCATAATTTTAAGTTAATGCCGAGTGATTATTTGCGGCTGAGCCGTAACGAAAAGGCGTTTATCATAGCGAGTATCGGCGTTAGGAACGGAGGTGGGGCGTAGTGACTGATGTAGGGTTTATTGAAGAGCTGATGAATGGTAACAGTGAGCCGCTGACTGTGGACAGCACGGTCAATCACTACAGCCTCGGCGTTGGGGACGTGGTTGTTGACGTGGACAAAGATTCGCGCAGTTATGTTGAAGAAACGGACGTTTATGAACAGACGAGCTTTTTGAACGAGTCAGCGGCGGTGAGTAACGAGAGCGTTTTTGAAGAATCGAGTGTGGTGAATCATGCGAGTTTTGTCGAGAGCAAGTCCGACATAGTGAATGAAATTGTGGAGGTTCATGAGATTGTGAACGAATCACATGAAGCGAACGAAGTTTTTGAGAGCGGGGGCGTTGTCAACGAATATAACGATGTGATTGAGCAAGTGCAGAACGTCAGTTACCATGACAGCGTGGTGAACGACGTTCGCGAAGTGAATGAAGGCGGTGTTGTGAATGAAGTCAGCGAAGTCTGTGAGGGTGATAGTTTTGCAAGCCATATTGTGCATCATCATTCGTCGCCTGTTACTGTTAATTTTACGGCGAATAATGAAGTTCGTATGAGTGAGGGCGGTTCGGGGGCAGACGTAGAATCGGTCTTGTCGGCATTCGGTGAGAGGTTGGCCGAAGCAGTCGCTTTGGCGGCGGAGGGGGTACATTTGTGAGTTATAGTTTTTACTTGGGTGATGTGCGGCTACCTGTCGCGCCGGGACGATTGGACGTTCGGCATGGTAATCGGGTGCGGCGCGTTGATTTGGTGTCCGGCGATGAGGTTGTTTTTATGGGCGGCAAGACATTGTGTGAGGTTGAGTTTACGGCGTTGCTCCCGTACAGCGAACTTCCGTTTGCGGTGTATACCAATGGGTTCAAGCGCGGTGATACGATTCTTGAGGAGTTGTTGGCTCTTAAAGAGAGCGGCAAGGCGTTTCGGTTTATCGTGCATAGGCGCGTCGCGGGGGTGGTACCCGCGTCGGTTAATATTCGGGCGGTGTTCAGAGAAATTCGCGTTCGCGAGGACGCCGAACACGGCTCGGATATATACGTCGATATTAAGTTAGTGGAGTATGCAGAGGCGCAAGTGCGGCGTGTGACCTCAGGCAGCGGGGGCGGCAATGTTTCGGTGCCCGCCCGCTCTGTCGAGGCGAAGCCCGTCGCACGGTCGCACACGGTAGTCAAAGGCGATTCGCTTTGGGCGATTTCGCAAAAACATTTGGGGGACGGCAATCGCTGGAAAGAGATTTACAATCTGAACAAAACCGCCATAGATTCGCGCAACAAAGGTACCGGTAACGCCTATCACACGATTTATCCGGGGCAGGTGTTTAATCTGCCTTAAAGCTAAACAAGAGCGATTCGGGGGGGCTTTGCCGCTCCGATAGCTTGACGAGAAGCTAAACAAGAGCGATTCGGGGGGGCTTTGCCGCTCCGATAGCTTGACGAGAAACTAAACAAGAGCGATTCGGGGGGGGAGAAAAGCATGGATTTTGAATTGCGGGTTGATTCGGGCAAGAAAGTCATTGAGCCGCTTGTGTGCGGCGAAGTTTTGTACGAGAGCTTTGAGCAGGGTCGCTGTTCTAAGCTGTCGTTTGATATATTAGCCGATTCACAGTCGGCAGTCACCGAAGGGGATATTGTGAGCTTGCGCGTGGGTGGGAGCGGTGTGTTCCTCGGGGTGGTATTCGGGCGGAGACAGTCCGGCGGAGTGGTGAGCGTTTATGCGTATGACTCGCTTAGGTATCTGAAGAATCGGGACACTTATGTTTATGAAAAGCAACGCGCCAGCGATATTGTACGCAGAATCGCCATGGATTATAACTTGCGGTTGGGCGAAATTGCACAGACGAAGTATGTCATTGCAAGCCGCGTCGAGGACAACGTGTCGTTAGCGGAAATGATTGCGAACGCTTTGGACATTGAGCTTTCGCAGACGGGGCGGCGGTATGTTTTGTACGACGAGTTCGGGGCGTTGCGGTTGGCGGAGCAGAGCAGAATGAAGTCAAAAGCAGTGATTGATGCTACGAATTCGGGGACGGTGAGTTTTGCGTCGTCGGTGGATAACCGCAGTAACCGCATTAAAGTAGCGCGGTATGATAAGAAAGCGGGAAAACGCGAAATCGGTGTTGCATCAGACTCGGCAAGCGAGAAACGCATAGGTGTTTTACAGCATTATGTCAGGGTGGGGGCGCGCAGCGACGTCAAGCTAACCGAACACGCAAACGCGCTGTTGAAATTGCAAAACAAAAACGATACCGCCATTTCCGTTGGCGGTATTGTCGGTGATGTGCGCGTTCGCGGCGGGGTTTCGGTGACGGTTGACTTGCCTGTTTTTTCAGGGGAGGCGCACGTTACGCGCTGTCTGCATAGACTGTTACCGGAACGGCATTTGATGGACGTTGTATTAAGGATTGGTTAAATAAAGGGGGGCGGTATGAGTATGGACAGCATTGCGGGGGTGATTAAGTTAGCGGCTTTGGACGCGGTGGAGGCGGATAAACCTGTCGCCGTCTTGTACGGGCAAGTGACGGCGGTAAGTCCGCTGACAGTCGAGGTTGAGCAGAAGCTCAAGTTGTCGGGGGAGCAGTTGGTGGCGATTCGCGGGGAGCTGTCGGTTGGTGATTCGGTCGCGCTTTTACGTGAACAGGGCGGTCAGCGGTTTGTAGTATTGGGGGTGGTTTAATGTTGCCTGAGGGATTCTATGACGCGGCAGACGAAGTAGCCGAGGCGCGCCCTGTGCAGGCGGCGGTAAGCCGTACCTATGATTTGGAGCGTTCAGGGCGGCTCATCGACGGAGTTGAGGCGGTTAAACAGGCGGTTTACAAAATCCTCAAAACAGAGCGGTTTCGTTATCCCGTTTATTCGGACGATTACGGCATTGAGTGTGACGGTTTATTGGGGGCGGATAATGAGTATGTCGGTGTAGAGTTGGAGCGGCGCATTACGGAGGCACTCAGCGTTGATGAGCGCATTGACGGCGTGTCGGCATTCAGCTTTGGCGTGGAGCGTTCGGCGGGTGGATGTGTCGTGCGAGCGGCGTTCACCGTCAACACCGCAGACGGGGCGTTTCAAGTGGACGAGAAAGTTTTAATAGGAGAGGCGTAGATAAAAATGTATAACAACATGACGTTTAATTTTTTGTTGGGGCGTATGCTCGGGCGCGTGCCTGACGGATTCGATAAGCGGGAGGGGTCGGTCATTTACGATGCATTGTCCCCCACTGCGTTGGAGTTAGCACGGTTTTACAGCGAGTTAGACTGTGTTATAGATGAGACGTTTGCAGATACGGCGGGGCGCGAAATGCTCATTCGGCGTGCGGCAGAGCGCGACATAGAGCCTTATACTGCGACATATGCGGAGGTTCGCGGCGTGTTTAATATTGCGGTTCCTGTCGGGGCGCGGTTTTCGTTGGGTGAATTGCGTTATCGAGTGACCGAAACAGTCGGCAGTTCCGCCGGGGGTGGGTATCGCTTGGTGTGCGAGAGCATCGGCACGGTGGGTAATCGGTCGGTGGGGGATTTACTCCCTGTTGATTATATCGAGGGGCTTACGTCGGCGCGCATTGTCGAGCTGTTGATTCCTGCGCGTGATGATGAGGGGCTTGAGCAGTTGCGGCAACGCTATTTCGAGAGTTTGCAAGTGCAGAGCTATGGCGGCAATGCGGCGGATTATCGGCGAATGGCGTTGTCGGTTCAGGGCGTGGGGGGTGTAAAAGTCGAGCCTGCGTGGAATGGCGGCGGCACGGTTCGCCTGATTGTTCAGGACGGTGAGTTTCTGCCCGCTTCGAGTGAGCTGCTCATGCGTGTTTCCGATGTCATTGACCCTTTGGGAGAGAGCGGCAAGGGTGTGGGGTTAGCTCCGATTGGGCACCGCGTTACCGTTGTGAGCGTTCGCGGTGTTGAAATCAGCGTTTCTGCCGCGTTCACGTTGGCGGAAGGCTGGACGTTTGCGGGAATCAAGGCGGATTTGGAGAACATTGTCGCCGAGTATTTACAAGGGCTGTCTGCGGCATGGTCACAGACCGATGCGTTGATTGTGCGGGCGGCGCAAATTGAGGCGCGATTGCTTAGCGAACCTCACGGACGCGTCATTGACATTGCTGATTTGAAACTCAACGGCGGCGTTTCGGGCAGGAACATCACGTTATTGCCCAATGACGTTCCGTTACGAGGGGCGGTGCTTCAAGATTAAATAAATCTTCGCAAATCCAAGGGAAGTATTTTCATGTCACGATAAAGTGGCAGGGAGGGAAGGTCTAAAATGGCTGATATGAACAGTAATACGCTGAGCCGATATTTGCCGCAGTATCTGAGCGATAACGAGGAGATTGCCTGTATTATGGAGGCGGTCAACGCGGAGTGTGAATTGATTGGCGCGGCAGTCACCCAAGCGTTGGATAACACGTACGTCAATTACACCGACGAGGCGGGCGGCATTGCGCGGTGGGAGCGATTGTTCAAGATTGCCGTCAAAGAGGACGCGGACATGGCAAGTCGCGTCAGGGAAGTGCGTAGCCGATTGAGCGACCGTTTGCCGTATACCTATAACAGCATGGATTCGGCGTTGACGGTATTGTACGGTGTGAACGGCGTCGCGCTTCATGCTGTTGAGGTGGACGTTCAGGCGTTTCAGGTTGATGTATGGCTTGATTTGGCGATTGAGGCATTTATGGGCGAGATTACGCGGTATGTGCGGTTGCGGACGCCTGCGAATATGCACGTTTATGTAGGGCTTGTTTTTATACGCCACGGTGAGTTGACGGAGTTCACGCACGCCGCGTTGAGCGAACGAACGCACTTGCATATAAAACGAGGCGGCAGATAGGAAGTAGGAGGAGGTTAAATGACGGTAACGACTTTGGGGCAGAAATTGCCCGATAATAACGATTTTTATGACGTTGAAGTTTTTAACAACAATTTTAAGATTCTTGAGGCGGCGATTGACGCGCTTACTAAAAGAGTCAACATAATGTCAACGGTGATTGCGGGGATTATGTCGGCGAACAGCACGGTTAATCTCGGGTTCAAGCCCAGTGCGGTCATTGTCATGTCGCGGACGTTGACGAGTGAAACGAATAGCACTCAAAGCACGGCGGGTACGAACTGGAATGCGTTGGGGCGAAATATCGCGTTAGCTGTTGCGTCGAACAATGGCGACCAGCGTCACCCGGCTACGCCGTCTGTGTCGGGTTGCTCGACACTTGAGATTCTTGAAACCGGGTTCAAGACGAATGTTATGCTCGGGGGTTTGACGCGCCCGACTTCGACAACGAATACCGGGGTTCAAGAAGTTCTTGCGTCGTCTACGGAAACGATTCGGTATATTGCGTTTAGATAG